CCCGCTAGGAGCCGCCATTGGTTACTCCTCAACAGGTGCAGCTTCGATTGCTGGTGGTGCAGGATCTAATAACGCCGCTTCGGTTGCTTCCAATTCTTCCTCAATATCAAATTCATCTGGTAAGACTTCACCCTGAGACAACATCTTCAATAATGTTTCTTTTGAAATTGTTCCTGCGGTGTAAAGCTGAAGCAAACTACCAATCTCTTGAGGATCTAAACGAGTTGCTAAGAAATCACGGTTGACGTAACAACTGCCCGATTCAACCCCTAAATAATCAGCATGAAAACGCAAACTATTATCAATTAAATCTTGAACTTGCTGTGCAATATATAAAAGCGTTGCATCTGATTGACTTCTATCAATGGCCTTCGAGGAAGCGGTCTCTGCGGACAATTTCTGACCAAGGATTGCGGCGAGGCCCAATTCATTAATCTGCGATGCTATTTCTTTCAGTCGATCTTGTTGTGCTGTAAAGCTGCTACCGCCTGGTTCGATGTATTCAATCCTTGACTCGGCTGGCATTGCAAAAGCTTCTCCTGGGCCAGCACTAATTTCACTATCACTTGGTGGCATCCCAAAAATAGACAGCATGGGAACAGCCGAAATATGCAAAATGTTGTCGTAATCGCTCTGTATTTGATAATGCTTCAAATTTAATTCAGCAATATCATTCATCGGCGGTCTTGACTCCATATATCCAACCTTATTTGCATAAGCAACAGAGAACGGGATGTAATCAAGTGACGTTGTTCCCTCTTCCTCGACAACCCAATCGCTTTTCTCTTTGCTCTTGCGGTGAATTTCAAAACCACCAGGAGTCAATACCCTGATCTGCTGAACTTCTTTCACACCATATAAACCATCATTTACTAAGACCTGTTCAGCCAATCTCAACTGAACTAATTCATCACGGCCCTCTTTCTTTTCAGTCCTCCAACCAATAATGTCTCTTGGAGTGTAAGTAGTCCAATAAGGCCGACCCTCTTCAGTCTCTAAAGAAGGAGCGTCAACGAGACAACCAACATGGCCATAGCGTAAGAGCTTGCGCGTTAGTTCGTAACAAAAAATGCTGATGTCGTTCCCGCCTAGATCAATATCGAACAAAGCCTCCCGAATGACATCAGGAGTATCGTTTATTTGAACAGGCTTGCGGATCAACATGCCCGCTAACATTCTTTCGATTCTTATGAAGTAAGGAGATAAAACACTTCTTGAAAGGCGAGCGTCATAACTTAAATCTGATTCACGTTCTTCCTGCGGTAAATATTTTCGGTGTTTACTTCTTATTTCTTGCGTTCCTTGAATAATAACTTCTGGTAATTCCCAGAATTGTTGCATGTTCAACCATTGCTGGTTCGGATCATCAACCTTATTTACCTTTGCTTCCGCAACGCCTCTATAAGTTCTATATCCACTGTATGCACTGAAAGCCACGGCGTTAAATCCTCTTTAATAGATTCTAATCCCTGTTCTACTACCCGCACGGGCGTACAGAATAGAGAACTCACGATATACACAGTATCCTAATGCGTCATTCATATGATCGAAACCATTAAGCTTATCTGGTTGTTGTGTTTTTTCATCCCACGATTGCAGCTCAAGGCACTCAATCACCCTTCCGCAACGGGAGCTAACCTCCAAGCGTGATTCCCCTTTGGAGTTACAGAGAAGATTTTGCAAAGTCTGGACTCGATCTTTGATTGCGGGGTTCGCTCTCGGCGACATATTTTCAAAGCCGTAAGATTGGAGTATGGATATATCTGTCCTAGAGGCGTTTGCGTTTGTCGATCTTTGAGAACCTGAAGCATCTGGAAATACCTGAATTTTACGATTTGGATAACGCCTAACGATTTCCTGAGCTAGTGCGTCAGTGTCGTGAGCTTTCGCTATTTCGTCTATTATGACGAGCTTATTTCCGTCCCGCACACAAACAACAGCATTTGTATTATCCACGTTGAAATCAATGCCTATTTTTAATATTTCTTGGCTGTAATCTGGAAAATTATCTTTAATGTGAATCTCCCTAGAAAACCGATCATATACTTGACCCGATGTGAGGTTGACCCACTGCCCAAGTAAGTAAGCCTTTATTAACTGTTCCGAATAATTAGATTTCAAGCTCTCCACAAACGTATCAGGCAAATAAGGATTATCCATCGTCCGCGCTCTTATTAATGCGGTGTCTTCTGTTGCTTCTTTATCGAAGGTATGGAACGCCCACCCATATCCTTCTGGGGTTGTTGAAGCATAGAACTGTTGATTGTTTCCCGATCTCAATCTTGCCAGTGCCATATTCATGGCATTTGTAGCCTCACCCATCGGTATAGTGTCAGCCTCATCAAAACCACAAGCGCAGAGATTCTGGCCCCGCAAGCGTTGATAAGTCAGGATCGTTCTAAGCAATATTTGATGATTTCCTTCGGCGAAATGAAGCGTAAATTCAGGAAGCGGTGAAGCTCTAAAAGTAAAAGGGATAGCCCATTGATCTAGAAGATCATTCAAGGTTCTAATTAAAATATCTCGGAGCATGGGAGCAGTCGGTTCAAAGACAGCACTAACAAAACCAACATTATCGGCGGCAATCATACAAGCCTTAGCAACTAAGCCATGCGTTTTTCCTGCACCAAAGCCGCAGACAAGACCCAGTTTTCTCGATTCCGTGTTTAAACAGAATTGCTCCTGGTGCGGTAAGAGTCCTTCAAGTATTCGCGCCTTAACTTCTTCCGCAGTAGGCAAGCTATTAATAGAAGATTGATAGGCAAAAGCCGTAAGCGGTTCGTTGTCACATATTCCAGCAATTAATGAAGTCAACTTAACTCAAACCTCAACAACCGAGCTTGTAATTCAACGGCGCGTAAGGCTGCCTGATGATTACCACGTTTTGCTGATTGAGCTTCGTAATTTTGTAGACGAGATAAAGCAGACAAAAGCCATTGCGGACGCTCAAGTTCAGCATCTAATTGTTGAAGCTTACGAGCGCGAGCTATATATTCTTCAGCCATGCGTAATTTAATATTATAATTTTCCGCGCAGTATTGAACCACTTGCGTCTTGCTGTGGCCGTTAATCAATAAGTTGTAGACAGAATTAACCCTGCAATCAATTTCTCTGTCTGTTGCTTTTTTAGCCATAAACAAAATATAGCTTATTCATTGGATAAAGGTTTTAAATCAGCTTCTTCTGCTGTAGAGAGTATATCTGCAATTCGTACTAAATATTGAGTTAAACCAGCAACAACTTCTGGATCTAAACGCTCTTGATCATCAAGTGCATTATCCAAGATTGCATCCGCAACATATTCAGATTGAGCGAGGAGAAGAATAAGACGATCAACAACGGGTTGATTCTTTTTTGAGACGTACATGAGACAGAAATGAGATTATATAGTGTTCCCACGTTCCCAAGTGTTCCTACCTTTCTTACAAACTTACCTGAGCTATATATATACCCCATATATACCTATTTCTATATTTATATATAAAAACATAGGAACATAGGGAACATAGAGTAAGAAGGTAGGCGGGCAGGGATTTTTGAGCGTTCCCAGTAGTGGGAACAAGGTGGGAACAGGTGGGAACTTTAGGAGGTTGGAGGGTTCCAAACCCATTTAGGTGTTCCCTCCACTCTTTTTTTCTTTCGCTCATATTTTAGATTTTTGAGAATAGATGAGACGGTCATGGTGTCGGATTTTGTTTGGCGTTCAACGGGCTTTTCGATGGCTTCGGTTAAGAGCGTTTCAATGGTCACATCTTTAATTTGATTAACAGGATTATTCAACCATTGACTAATGACGGTTAGCCACGGTGAATCGACCATGTAACCTAAATTTTCTTTTTCGATTTGATTTTCCTGCTCAAAAGTTAGGAAATGTGATTCTTTATTTTTCCAAGCTTGAACACTCGCCGACCAAATCGCATCACGTTCTAATTGAAGAGAATCAAGATCAATGGATGTCGCGGTGCAAGGGATAACATGAAAGCGGCGGTTTCCAGTGTCATCAAATAACAGACCAGATTCTTTGTTGGAGGAACCAACAATAATTCCACGGCGCGGCCATTCTTCTACAGCTTTACCGTAGGGAACTCTTAAAAAATCGGTAGAACGAGATAAAAAAGATTTAATATGACCAGCGTGTTTTCTAGATGTGATCGAATCTAATTCGGCCCATTCCATTCCCCATGATCGGTGCAAAGTCAATATCGAATCTTTCGA